GAGCTGCGCCGCTTCGCTGGCGGGCAGGTCCAGCGTGGCAAGCAATTCGGCTGCAGCGGCATCGCAGGCGGGCAGCTCCTGCGGCTGGCCGTGGGCCTGGACGCTGACGAAGTAGCCGCTCGCGCGGTACTCGGCCGGCACTGCCCACACATGCACGCGCGCAGCCTGCGGCAGATGCGGCAGCGATTCGCTGTGGGCGCCAATGGTCAGGGTGTGGTTTTCGATAGTCGGGGTCATGACTCAGCTCCGGGTCAGGGCGAATTCGTTCAGGATTGCAGCGGTGGTGTTGTGGGCATTGCAGTGCTTGGCGTAGGCCAGGTAACTCATGAGCCGCGTGCGGGCATCGGCGATGCTGATGCGCCCCGCTGCGTACTGGTGACGGGTGCGGCAGAGCATCCGGCGGGCTCGTTTGATGTTGCGTTTGCGCGGCAGCATGTGCGTCGCCCAGGTCCGGTACCCCGCGAAATCGACGCCAGCCAGCGCGGGCAGGATGCCGGTCTTCGGGTTCAGGCGCAGGCCTAGGCGCACGACCTCATCGGCCATGGCGGCAAGCACGGCCTGTGCGGCCGACTTGCTGGGCAGCACCACTACGGTGTCATCCATGTAGCGCACGTACCGCCCTACTCCGCAGCGATCAGTGATGTGGTGGTCCAGCTGGTCAAGCATGACGTTCGCCGAAAGCTGGCTGGTCAGCGCGCCCACCGGCAGGCCGGTGCCGTGTTCGTGGCCATATGCCCGGGCTATGGTTCGCCACAGCGCGAGCGTGCGCGGGCAGCTGATCACGCGCCGGATGGCGGCGAACAGAATGTCGTGCTCGATGCTTGCGAAGTAGCTCTTGATGTCGGCCTTGATCACGTAAGGCTTCGGGCTTTCTCGCTGCGCCGACCGGATCATCCGTTGCACCGCACGGCAGGCGCGCTGAGAGCCCTTGCCGGCGCGGCAGGCGTAGCTGTGATGGATAAAGCGGCGCTCGAACAGCGGCTCCACTACCCGGACCAGCGCGTGATGCACGATGCGGTCGCAGAACGGCGGCGCCTGGATGTCGCGCTGCTTGGGCTCCATCACCCTGAACTCGCGGGCGCGGCCGGGGCGCCAACTACCCCATACCAAATGGTTGTGGATGTTGAGCAGGTTCTCCTCGAGATTGATTGAGAACAGCGAAACCTCGCGGCGGTAGCGCTTGCCGCGCCGGGCGTCGAAATAGGCAGCAACCAGGTTGTCGAAATCAACAATCTGTTCGAACAGGTTCGTGTGCGTAATGGGCACGCTTTCTCCTTAATGGTACCGGCGGCCACGTTCGGCCCTGGTGGCGCTACTGGTCGCCGCCGGCGGTATATCTTTGGCGCAAAGCGCCGGGACAGCCGCCCCGAAGGAAAGGCGCTGGAAGGCAGCCCGTGGGCTGCCAGCTTCTGGCCGTGTCAGTCGTTCGCGAGACGAGCACCGATGTTGCTGTTGGAGTTCGACGCCGAGTTGTTGACGTTGAGGTTCCACAGCCCCGCATTCGCCGCGTTGTTCCAATTGCCGCCGACGATCGGGAAATACTCGCTAATAAAGCGGCTGCCCCTGTGTCTCACCTGTGCGTGGCCTTCAGCCACCCGCCCACCATCCTCCCGATCTGGCCGACATGCTCGGACCAGACCTGATAGCGGTGGGCGTTGATGTACTGCAGGCGCAGGCTTTTGCGAATCCATCCGCGAAGCACCTCAATCTCGATGTCGAGATCCTTGAGGGTGCTTTGCTTGTGGTAGCGCTTCCACGCGGTGATCGCTAGCCGCTGGATGCGGTTAAGCGATTGCCGAATTTCCGCGCACAACAAGTGGCGTTCTAGCTTGGGGAACTGATGGAGCACGACATGACTGTAGCCCTCCAGCTCTTCCAGCCGCGCGAGCAGCTGGGCGTAGTGGATGGCTGCGCCAGACGGCGGGCTTTCGCCCGCCTCCTCATGACTCAAGAGGCCTGACACATCACACCTTCGCGAGACGAGCACCGAAGCTGCTGTAGGAGTTCGACGCCGAGTAGCCGACGTCGAGGGCCCACAGCCCCGCATCCGCCGCGCTGCTCCAATAGCCGCCGACGATCGGGAAATACTCGCCGGTATTGGTGATGTACTGGTAGTCCGGCGCGGTGGCGTTGCTGTTGCTGGTGGGGCCGGTGTCGCCGATGAACACATCCTCGAGGTCCCAGCCGGTGCCAGTGCCATCCATGAAGGTGGTCGGGTAGATCGTGCCGGATGCGGCGGCGCGGGTCTTGGTGCTGACCCAGCCCTTGTTGCCGTTCTGATCCCAGAGGTTGACCACGCCGCTGACCGTCTTGAGGCCGTCCATCCACTGCCAGACGTTGCCCCACAGGCCGACGATGCCCCGGTAGCTCGCCTGCGCCACATCCGTTGCGTCGACGTTGGCGGCGGCGGATGCGTTGACGCGCCCTTGCCCGGTCTTGGTCTGGCTGTCCATGGTTGCGTTTTCGACCAGGTACAGCCACTGGATGGCTGACCAGTGGAAGGCGCTCCAGAGCATGAAGCCGGTCACGCCGCTGACGTTGCGGGCGTTTGCATCGGCGATGAACTGCGTCAGCGAGCGGCTGACGGCCGGCAGCACGCCGGCGACCGAGGCGAGCTTGCTGCTCTGCAGGCTGGCCTGGTACTTGCCGATGTAGATCTGATCCAAGTCCGCGCCGGCGTTGCGGAACGCCGGGTGCAGGCGGTAGCCCGAGACCGGCTGGTCCGACACCCACCAGGCTTCCTTGCCCGCGTTCGCGCCAGCCGCGATGGTGGCGCGGCGGATGTAGAACTTCGGGATGCGCACCATCGCCTGGCCGTCGATGGTGACGTCCTGGATGCCGCCGAACACCGGGTGGGCGTTGAAGTAAGACGTCCCTGGGGCCGTGACAGTGGCGCCGTCAGCATCCACATAGGCCCAGGTGCCGCCATTCCCGCCGGTGGTGATCAGCGCCACGCCGGCGACGTTGGCGAAGGCCTGCTTGGTGGTGATCTTCACCTCGCTCGAGTACTCGGACCAACCGCGGCTGCTGCCCTTGTGCCGGGCGCGCAGGTAGTAGGCGTTCTGGCCTGCCTGCAGCACGCCGGCCGGCAGCGTGCGGGACAGCCTGTTGGTCACGTCTTCGCCTGAATCCCACAATGGGGCTTCCCACGTCCCTGTCGAGGTGCGGACTTGCCACTGGGTGGCGGCGTGGGTATCGGTGGCGCCGACAACGGCGAAGGCGCCGGTCTGCAGGGTTGGGGTTTCACCGATGTCGGTTGCGTTGTTGGCCGGGGCGACCAGTGCCGGTGCTGCGACGTAGGCGAAGCTCGCAGCAGTGGTGAAGCTGCTTGCCGCGGACCAGTCAGACCAGAGGCCGGAGGCGTCCTGCACGCGACCGCGAACGTGGTATTGCGTGCCGGTGTTGAGAATGCCGGCGGGCAACGTGTACGACAGGCCGGCAGGGAGCGCGCCGGAGTCATGGGTGATAGTGGTAAAGGTCGCGCCGGTCGACAGCTGGAATTGCAGTCCCGCCTGGGGGGTGCCACCCGGGCTGGCGTAGCTGCCAATCGCCAGGGTCGGGCGCTCGAAGATGCCGGTGGCGCCGTTCGCGGGAGAGCTTATCGCCGGGGCGCTTGGCCGCATTGCTGGGTTGGTGAAGCCGCCGAGGCCGGTGGCCGCGGAGATCGCGACGATGTGACGGACGACTATCGGCTCGCCCTCGATGTCGAGGCGCAGGGAGCCGTCGCCGCGCATCGGCAGGATGTACTCGTAGTCGGCGAAGCCGGCGGGGATGTCGCCACCCTGGCGGCGCACCGACCAGACGCGCTCGGTCCACGCGGCGTGGTACTGGTCGCGGAAGTACAGGCGGGCCTCGCCGCTGTTCAGGCTGCGGCGGATGATGACCGCGCCGCCCTCGATGTCGGCGCCGATGTTGACCGGGCGCGACAGCCAGATGTCGCCGACCGCGCCCTCGGCGTAGGCGGCGCCCTGCTGGTCGAGCGAGCAGCGGGTCAGCACGCCGCCGGCGAAGCCGCGGGTCAGGTTGCTGGCCACGCGGATGCGGTTTTCGCTGAGGATGGTCACGCACTGGATCAGCAGCGAGCCCTCGGCGTCGGACAGGACGTAGAACTCGCCCGGGCGCAGCTGGGCGGTGCTCTGCACGTCGACCGAGTCGTCGCCGCTGACGGCCTGCAGGATCGGGGTGTCGATGGCGTCGATCAGGGTGAAGCCCGGCGCCCACAGCTCGAAGGCGATGCGGTTGTCGCGGTAGAGCCAGTCGAGCGTGACGGCGCGTTGCACGGACACGTTGCTGGTTTCTTCCAGGGAGCCCACGCGTTCAGCGACCTCGGTGATGCTCAGGCCGGTGCTTTCGACGGCCTCGCGCAGCCAGACGTCGTTGTTGATCAGGACGTTGTAGTTGGGGTTCCAGGTGTCGGGGTGACGAGGATCGGTGGTCTCCAGCTGGCGGACGTGGTCCTGGAAAGTCGGGGTGCCGGTGATGTTGGCCATGTTGAACCTCAGTATTGGAAGATGATTTCGAATTCGAGCTGGGTCTCAGGCTCGAGCTCTTTGGGGGTCAATACGCGGCGCCCCATGAGGGTGCCCTCTTCATCGAACACGCCCACCTCGCGCAGGGTGTTGGCGCCGGCCTGGGTGCCTGAAAGCACGCCGGTCACGGTAAGCACCGGGCCTGCCGTGGTGTTGACGGTGGGCACGCGCAGCCATTGGGCCGCAAGCGCGGTGTCGCTCAGCGTGTAGGGCGCGTCGCCTGATCCGAAACCGAGCTCGGCGGCGCGGGGCATCTGCCCGCCTTCGGCGGCGCGTAGCGCGACCTTGGCGCGGTAGGCGGTGGTGGCGGCAATGGCGATCGATGTCACTAGATGGACTCCTGTATCACGGACGATCCGCGGCGGATGCGGACCAGGCCGCTGTGGTGGATAAGTGCCGGCCCTTGGCGCTGCCCGAGGTTTGTGGTGCCGTCGAGCATGGCGTCAGGGGTTTGCAGCGTCGGGTACCAGAGCGCGGCGCGGCCATCGAGCGAGCCGTAGCCGTCGAGCGTTTCGCCGGCCACGGTGAAGCGGCCATCCAAATGCGGGTCGTCGTCGAGGCTTTCGGGTGGCTCGGCGATGTCGCCGCCGAAGCCGAATGCCGCGGGGCGCACGGTGCCGCGAACGGCGATCGCCAGCTGGCCGGCGTCGAGCGGTTCGCCCTCGGGGCGGTAGCCGCGGAGGTCTCCGGCGCCGTCGAGCGAGCCTTGGCCGTCGAGCGAGTCCGGCGCGTTCTGCCCGCCAATGGGCCCGCAGCCGTCGAGCGTCTCGAAACCGGCGACCTGGAAACGACGGCAGTCGGCCAGGCGGACGCGGGCGCGAACATCCATTGCGGCCAGCGTGACGCGTGAATCGAACTCGAACAGCGCGGCGATGATCAGGGCGATCAGTTGGCTGCGCGCGGGCGCGTAGGCGTTGCAGATCGCAACCGCCTCGCGCTGGCGGGCGCGGCTCCAGCTGACCTCGCCCACATTCAGGCGTACCGCGTATTCGGCCCAGCTGCGGGTGGTGAAGCGAAATTCACCGGCGGGCGCCGAAAGGTCGCCGCCGCCGTCGAGTGCTCCGTCGTTGTCGAGCAGGCCGCCGCCGGCGGCAAGCCACTGTTGATGCAGCTGGCGGTGCTCGATGAGCGTCGAATCGGTGTAGCCGGCGCCCGCGAGGGCTTGCTCGACAGCCCAGGGTGTGCCCTTTTTGCGGTGCCAGGCGATGCTGCCGGCAACAGTCGCGCGCTTGCGTTCGGTCGGCCACGCGTCGTCCCACACATCAACGGACAGCGCCCAGGCGAGCCAGGGCAGGTGTGGCTCCGGGCAGGTCGCCGGATTCCAGAGCGCTCGCGCAGCCTCGGGGTCAAGGCTGGCCAGGCTCATGGCTTCGGCCAGTGCGCGTTCCAGTTCAGTGCTGTTCGCTGGCAGCAGGCTAGACATCGGCGCCCTCCTGCACGCTGAGGCTTAGTTCGCCGAGCAGCGGTGCCTGGGTGTCATCGCAGATCAGGTCGGCCAGCGGCGCCTGCAGCGCGACGCGCATGACGCCGGGCTGATGCAGGGCGGCATAGATGCCGGACAGCGTTGCGTCATAGCCAAGACGGTGGATGCTCTGCGCGTAGGCCTGCGCGGCTGCCCGCGCCGCTTCGAGCACCGGACCGGCAGAGGGGCCGGGATAGAGTGTCAGCGTCGCGCGGATATCGAAACGGCGAACCGTGGCGGCGACGACTTCAACCGCATCGTTCACGCTGCGGCGGTCGCGGGCCGAAAGATGCGCTTCAGCCATCTGCAGCAGCTCGGCGCTTGGTGCGCCATCGCCTTCCGCCGCCAACAGCACGACCCGAACCACGCCGGGGTCGGGGCGCAGCACGGCGGCATCGGCGACGCCGGCGACCGACAACGCGTGGAAGCGGTACGCCTCGAAAGTACCGCAGCTGGTGTAGCTCTCCGGCGCGAGCTGGACGCGGCGTCGAAGGCTGGCATCCGATTCGTAGGTCGGCGGAACGGGCGGGCTCGCCGCTGGATCTCCGGGGGAGATCATGAGGCGCTCGACCCCGAATGGTGCGGCGAGATGCTGCAAGTCGGACCCGGCGGCGTAGGCCAGCATCACGGCGCGGGCGGCGTCGTTAATGCGGGCGCGCAGCTGTACCTCGCGGTAAGCAGCCAGTTCCAGCAGCTTGATCGCCGGGTCCGACTCGACCAGTGCGCCGAAGTCGGGGTAGAGGCTGGCGAACTGGTCGGCGATATCCTGGTAGATCACCTCGTAATCGAGGCTCTCGACAACGTCCGGCGGCGGGAGCAGCGACAGGTCGATCATAGGGTCAGGTCCAGGTTGACGGTGCTGCCGAGGTATTCGCCGACCAGCGTCATGCTGATGCGGCCGTTTTCGATGGAAACCACCTTCACGCTGCGCAGGCGGATGCGTGGCTCGCCGTACTCGCGGCCGGCGGCGTCCTTGCGGGAGGCCAGGGCGGCGGCGACTTCGGCCTGCACGGCGGAGATCCACCCGCGGGTGACGGGCAGGTCGACCATGCGCGGCAGGTCGGAGCCGTACATGGGGCGCATCCGGCGCGAGCCGCGCGGGGTGCTGAGGATGTCCGCGATGCTTTGCTTGAGGTGTTCGAGGCCGGTCATGCGCTGGCCGGTGTGGCGATTCATGCCGATTGTCATGTCAGTGCCCTACCCGGCGAATACGTTTGGCGAGCCCTGCGCGATGCTGCTGCCGCAGGCGACCGGGTCGCCGATGCGGCCCAGCGGCAGGCCGTTGACGAAGACCGTTGCGCTGCCGGCGGCGAGCGTGCTGGCGTGGGTTTCCGGAATCGATGGGCAGGTGTGCGCTGCCCAGGCGTCGCCCTGCCGGTGGGCCGGGCTGCCGTTGATCATTACGTCCGGGCTGCCGGCGGTGCAGGCGCGGGGCGGCCAGCAGCCGTGTCCTGTGCAGCTGTCGCCCTGGCGTGCGGCTGCAGGCATGGCTAACTCCGTTGTCAGTTGATGTTGACGATGGGGCCGTTGATATCGATGCCGTCGGCGCTGAGCCGGATGGTCGACGGGCCGCAGCGCAGCGTGATGCTGCCGACCGCAGGCACATCGAGTAGGTAGTGGCTGGCGGCGTGGTCGTATTCCTGCCGGGCGCCGTCGGGCCAGTCCTGCGCGGTGATTTCGGCGCGGTTGTCGTTCTGCCCGCCCTGAGTCGAATAGAACCCGGGGATGATGAAGCCGCTGGCGGCCTCGCCCGAGGGGCTGAACAGCAGGGCCTGTTCGCCCACCGTCGGTGGGCGCCAGTGCCGCACGGCGCCGGCGCCTTGGGTGTGCCAGGGCATCCAGGCGGATACCCACTCGCCCACCCGCAAGCGGCAGCGGGCGTTCGGCAGGTCCACCGCTTCGATGGTGCCGGCCTGGATCAGGGTGGCGAGGCGGCGGTCGTGCTCGGCGGTGGCGTAGGTCATAGCTCGAATCCGTCAGGTGACTGCGCCAGCTGGTAAAGGTGTTCGTTGCCCGGCCCGGTTTCGGGGTCGTAGCCGAAATACAGGGCAGTGTCGGCGGCGCCGGTGGGCGCCTCGAACGGCCACTCGGTTTCGCCGATGTGGAATTCGTGGCGCCACTCGACCAGCCACACCAGGTAGCCGTCCAGGTCGGGGTGCGTCCAGTCGGGTGACGCCCGGCTGAAGTCGGCCAGGGTGATCGGCAGGCCCCAGTTCTGGTTCTGCAGCAGGCGCACAAGGCGCGTGGCCAGCAGCGCCCCTTTCATGTCCGCATGCAGGGCGTTGGGGTCCACCACGATACGCGCCTGGATATGCGCGACCAGGGCGGTTTCACCTGTGCCGGGGTCGGTACCGGGTTGCAGCCCGGCGACTTCGCCGAGCACGCAGGGCAGGTCGAGCCGGCGGCCGACCTGCGGCCAGAATTCGGCGGACTTGACCTCGGGCAGGGCCGCGCTGATGCCGGCAGTGATCGCCGCGCACAGTTGCTCGAGGCTGATTTGGTCCGAGGCGTCCGTCATGGGTAGCTCCGGGCGGCGTCACCGGGGCCGCAGGATCAGGGCCGTGAGGCCTGTTCCGTCGGGCTCGATGTTGACCACCTCATATTCGCCGCCATCGGGGGCCGGCAGGTTGATGATGACGACGGAGCCACGCGCGGCTGTTGCGGCGTCGGCGCTGCGCAGCGTGAGCTGCGGTTCCACCAGGCCGGTGCCGAGCTTGCCGATGGCAGGCTCGCGCCAGAGCGAGGCGAACATGCCCCGCACCGGCGTGCCGTCGAGCGTGGCCGGGTCGGACAGGGCTGCGAATACAGCCCCGTCCGCTTCGGCGACCAGGTCGCGGAAGGCCATCGCGCGTTACACGGTCAGCTTGATGACTGCGCGCGGGCGCGTGCAGATGTGCAGCGGGTTGGACTGCGCCTCGCCGATCACGCCCTTGTCGAACGGCAGGCGGTCGAGCTTGGCGTAGTGTGGTACGCCGAGGGTGTTGACCGTTTCCATGTAGTTCGCCGGGGCGAAGATGGACTTGAACAGGTCCTCGACGCCTTCCGGCACCAGGTAGGCTTCACCATCGCCGACGAACGCGGTGCTGCCGACCTTGCCGCGATAGCGCACCCACAGCACCCCGCCGAAGGTGAACGCCTGGCGGCGGTCGCCCAGCAGGCTGTCGGCCTTGGTGGACTGCAGGTAGACGTCTTTCACCGACTTGTCGGCGATCAGCTTGGCCCAGAAGGTCGAGCCGCACAGGGCGATGGCGCCGGTACCAGTTACGGTGCCGAGCGCGTCGTCCTGCATGTCCAGCGCAATGCCGGCCTTGGCGCTGACGTCAGCGGTGCCGAACTCCATGGCCAGGGTCTGCTGGGTGATGCCGAAGCGCTGGAACAGGTCGACCAGCGGCGTGGTGCCGTCCGCATCGACGATCAGGCCCTTGATTGCGCCGATGCGCTGGAACTCGTGGGTGAGTTCCAGCTGCTTGCGCGCCTTCTCGATGCGGGCGTTGACCACGTCCTGCACGCCTTGCAGCTCGGTGCGCGAGCCGGCGGCGCGGATGCCCTGGATCTCGTCAGCGGTGATGGTGAACTGCTGCGGCAGGTGAACGTTGTTGAACGGGATCAGCGTGCGCTTGCTGCCGATCACCACGCTGCCGGGTGCGCCGCGGGAGGCGGACGGGACCAGCGCGAGCACGTCGCCGTCCTTCTCGATCTGCTGGACCGTAGTGATGCTGCCCTCTTCGTTGAAGAGGCCCATCGCGGCGAGCTGGCCGGGGACGGGGTGCTCTTCGTTGATGGTGGCAACCAGGGACGTAACGCTAAACGCTTCGTCTTCGAAAATGGAGATGTCGGCCATTGTGGGCTCCTAGAAATGAGAAGCCCCGCAGATGCGGGGCTTGGGAATGCCGGGTGGCGTTACGGGCGGATCACGATGCCCAGGGCGAACAGGTCGTCTTCGCCGGCGGTGTCGACGCCGGTGAGCAGGCGCCCCACCACTTCCGCGTCGCGGGCGATGACGGCGGCGCGCTGCGCTTCGGTCGAAATGCCGGCCGGGGCGAAGAGGATCGCTGCGGCCGCTTCGGTGCCGTCGGTGGCGGCCGCGCTGTAGGGTGCGTACTCGCCGGACGCGGTGACCTTGCCCAGCAGCTGGCCGGCGGGCAGGTTGGAGGCGGTAGCCGCCAGGGTGACTTCTTCGCGCGAGCGCGTGCCGTTGGCCTCCGAAAGGAGGAATTCACCGGCGTGTACGCCTTCGGTCTTGTTGCTCATTGATGCGCTCCTTTCGAGGCTCGGGATTTACGGCTGGCGTAGATGGCGCCAGGGTCTGCTGCTTTGCTCGACGCCGCGGGCGGCGTGTCATCCACGGGCGGATGATTGGTGATCTTGATCTGGCCACTGGTGGCCACGACCTTGTCGTAGAGCTTGGCCTTGGCGGCTTCGGGCTCGACGCCGTCGATGATCAGCTGTTCGGCCTCGCCGGGCAGCTTGGCGAGGTTGCACAGCTCGCGGATGGTCTTGGCTCGCGCAACCTGCGCCTGGATGGCTTCGCGGCTTTTCAGCCCGCTGGCCTTGATCAGGGCGCCGACCAGGTTGCTGATGCCCTGCTCCGCGCAGGCGGCAGCCAGCTCGGTGGCGAGCGTGGCGGCGTCTGGCTGGTCGGAATCGGGATCGTCTTCCGGCTCGGGCTCGGCGCTGGCCAGCAGGTCGTGCGCGGCCTGGGGCGTGTTGCGGTAGCGGTTGAGGATCTTGCCGTGGGCGCAGTTGCTGGCCTTCGCCTGGTCGGCGGGCGTGACGGCATCGACGAAGCCGATCGCCAGTGCCTCAGGGGGCGTCAGCCAGGTTTCGGCGTTGATCATGCGGCGCAGTTCGGCGTCATCGACCGTCAGCGCGCGGCGGTTGTAGCTGGCGACGATGGACTCGAAGGCCTTGTCCATCATCTCCGCGACCTTGCGCAGCTCGTCGCTGTCGCCGGCGGCAACGGTCCAGGGGTTGTGGACCATGAACAGGGCGTTGTCGGCCATTTCCACCCGGTGCGCCCCGCAGGCGGCGACGCTGGCGGCGCTGAAACAGGCACCGACGATGTGCACCGTGCAGCGCTCACCCAGAGCCTGCAGCATGTTGTGGATGGCGATGCCGTCGAAGAGGTCGCCGCCGACGCTGTCGATCATCACGCGCACCGGCGAGGTGCCGTCATCCTGCGCCTTGAGATCGCGGATGAAGTCCGATGCGGTCATGCCCCAATAGCCGATCTCGCCGTAGAGGTATACCTCGATGATCTTCTGCTCAGCCTCGCCGACGGCGCGGATGCTGTACCAGTGTTCGGTCTGCAGCTGGGGCGCTGCGCCGGCCTTGTTCATGATGCGCGGGCTGGCGAGCGTGCAGATGCCCAGCTGAGCCAGGGCGGCTGCCAGGGTGGAAAGGTGGCGGGTCATTGGTCTTCCTCTTTCTGGGTCGCCGGGGCTGCGTTGGCGGCGGCGTAGGTGAGGCCGAGTTCGGCGGCGCGGCGGTTGTCCTGGGCGTTCTCTTCGTCGATCTGCTCGGCGTCGTAACCCGTGCGCAGCACGTGCTCGCTGCGGCTGTTGAGGCCGCCGGCGATTTCCTTGAGCTTGCCTTCGACGTCCTGCACCGGGTGAATGTAGGCCCAGCCCTGCGGAATCCAGCGGGTGCGCAGGTAGTCGCGGCGGCGGGCGGTGTAGTCCGCCAGCTGGATGGCGCCGGTGAGCACGGCGGTGTCGAGCCAGGCGGCGCGCACCGGGCGGCACAACTGGTGCACGTACACGCCGAACTGCAGTTGCTCGATGCGGCGGCGGAAATCGTTCAGCAGCACACGCAGCACGCGGTCGCTGATGTCGCCCATGTCGCCGGTCAGAAGTTCATACGGCAGGCCGACACCGGCGGCCGTGGCCTGCAGCTGTTGGCGCATGAAGTCCACATAGGTGTTGCCGGCGTCAGGCGGGTCGGAAAACTCCACCTCCTCGCCTTCCATGAGCTCCTGCATGCTGCCGGGCTCGAGGCCGACCATCGGGACGCCATCGGCGCCAGCGGTGATCGGCTGGCCGGTGATCGGGTCCAGCGGCTGCTGGCCTTCGCGCGCAGGCTTCGTGATGAAGCCGGCGAACAGGTTGCTCACTTCTTGCCGGAACAGCACCGCGTCGTCGTAGTTGTCCAGCGACTTGAGGCGCAGCAGCACCGGAGCGAGCCGGGGCACGCCGCGCAGCTGGCCGGCCTCGGTGGGCTCGAAGATGTGCAGTACGTCGCTGGCTGGCACGCGGTTCAGCGTGTTATAGCCGGTGTTGGGATTGGTCGGGTCACCCGGGTGGCGGGCGTACATCCAGTACGCGACGCGCTGGCCGAGGGTGTTGAATTCGATGCCGGCGCGCACTTCGTTGCCGTTGCGGGTCTTGAAGTGCTTGTCGATGGGCACATGCTCCGGGGCGAGCAGCTGCAGCTGCAGCGGCACGGCCAGGCCGTCTTCGGCGCGGCGGTAGCGCAGCCGCACGAAGCACTCGCCGCTTTCTTCGACCATGCGGGCGATCAGTGCCTGCTGGCCGTAGAAGTCGGTGAGGCCGTCGGCGTCCGATTCGTCTACCCAGTCTTCCCAAAGCAGGCGCAGGGCGCGGCGCAGGGCGGCGTCTTCGATGCTTGCGCGGGGCGTGATGCCGGTGCCGATGATGCTGGACACGCGCTTGTCGATGGCGCTGTAGGCGTAGGGGTCGTTGCGCACCGCTGCGCGCGAGCGCTTGCGCAGTGCCGGCAGGGCTGGTAGCGCGATGGCGTTGATGGCGCCGTCGGGCGCGTCCCAACCTGCTGCGCGGCGCCCTGTTGCGGCGCCTTCGTAGCTTGCGCGGATGCGCTTGGGGGTCAGGCGGATGCGGTTGCTCATAGACCTTTGCCCTTGCTGTACAGGCGCGTCACGCGGGGGCGCGTCACGGTTGCGGTGGCCAGTTGCCGGGATATCTCGTCGCGGGCGCGCAGCAGCTCGTCCACGTCGCGGTATTCCACGGTGCGGTCCTGGTAGCGCACCAGGCGTTCGCCCTTGGCGATGGCCCGCTCTACCGTGGCGAGGTCGTCCTTCGTGAAAGCCATGTCAGCGCCTCGATAGGTAGCCGCTGCGCGTGCTCCGGCGTGCCGGCATCGGCACCGGCGCTGGCGGCGGCGTGGGTTGTGGCTTTGCGGGAGTGGGCGACGGCGCTGGCTGGGCGGGCTGGTCGCTGGCGGCTGGGCTGTCGGTGAACAGCGAGCCTTGCGAGACGGCCTGGCGCAGGCGCGACCATTCGGGCTCGCGGTTGCGGTGCAGGCCCAGGTAATGCGCCATGGCCAGGTTGTACACGAGCAGGTCGAGCGCTTCGTTGCGCTCGGCCTTGCCCTTGACCCACTCGGTTTTCTTGTGGCCCTTGATGTAGCGGGCGATCTTCCGTTCCGCGACGCACTGCTGGTAGAAGTCCTCGGGCAGGTCCTGGCTGAAGTGCAGCGCGCCGGGGCCGTCGTGCATGGCGTAGCGGTTGTATATCCAGTCCTTCGCGGTGTCGGTGCCGATGATCCAGAGTTCGGCGCCGTCCTTCTGCGTCGAGCCCTTCCAGGTGACATCGACCTTCGACGGGCGCTGGGCGATCACCGGGCGGCTCGGCCGACTGGAGCCCTTGACCGCGAACACGTTGCGCCAACGGCGCAGGCGGGTGAACTGGTAGACCTCGTCGGTGTGGTGGCCGCCGGAGTCGACCGCCGCCGCGCAGATCGCCAGCTCGACGCCGGAGGTGTGCCGATAACGGGTCTTCAGGTGTTCGTCCAGCAGCGCCCAGGTGCGCTCGTCCGAGGGGTCGCCCATGATGACCTTGTGGTCGACGATCCAGCGTTCCAGCCCTTCGCCCCAGCCCACCACCAACATCTCCAAGCGGTTGTGCTGGGTGTCGACGGCAGCCGTCAGGATCAGCGCGCCGCTGGGCACGCTGCCGAGCGAGTAGCTCTCGGCGCGGGCCTGCAGTTCACTGGCCTTGGTCATCTCCTGGGCCGAGTCCCACAGCCGCGCCAGGCGGGTGTTGTAGAACACCTGCATGGGCTCGAGGTCGCCCTTGTCCTGCGCCTTCTTTGCCTTGTCGTGCTGCTTGGCGAGGCCGAGCCAGCTGACCCAGCCGAGCGGGGCGTACAGCGCGTTGAGGTGGAAGCCGACCGTCTCGCCGTCGCCTTCGGCATGGGCGCGCCATTCGCCGCGGGCGAGCATGTCACCCTTGTGGTGTTCGTCGATCAGGCAGCCGCATTCGGGGTTGCAGCACAGGTACTGGACGTGGCTGTAGTCGGCCGAGTACTTGAGGTTTTCCCACTCCAGCACTTGCATCTCGTCGCAGTGCGGGCACGGCACGTAGTAGTGGCGCTGGTCGCTCTCGGCGAACAGGTCGGCGATGCGCGAGGCGCCCTTGATGGTCGGCGAGCTGGAGAAGTAGACCTTGGCGTTGCGGCCGAATGTCGAGGTGCGCGTCTCGGCCAGTTCGATGGGGTCGCCTTCGTTGTCGACGTCCACGTCCCAGCGGTCCACTTCGTCACCGTAGACGTAGCGCGCGGACAGTTCGGCCAGGTTGGATGCGGAGCCGGCGGTGGTGGCGTAGAGCGTGCCGCCTTCGAATTCCTTGGTGTCCATGGTGTTGCGCGAGTCGCGTGAGCGCGGCGAGGCGACGCGGCTGCGCAGTTCGGGCGTGGCTTCGATGGTCTTGCCGACCCGGCCGCTGACGCGCTTGGCCAGCGACAGGCTGGGCAGCAGCATCAGGATGTTGGCCGGGGCCATGTGGATGCAGCCGCCGATCCAGTTGAGGGCGATCTGCGTCTTCATCAGCTGCGAGGCGACCATGGTCACGACGCGGCGGGCCGGGTGCCCGGGCGACAGGCAGCGCATCGGCTCGCGGGCGTAGGGCGTGCGGTCGGTGCGGTACGGGCCAGGCTCGGCGGCGCCGGTGTCGCGCGGGATGCGCATGTACTGGTCGGCCCATTCGTCCACCCACAGATCGGGGTCGGGGCGCAGGCCGCGCATGTAGGCCGCACGGTACGCGGCTGCACCGTCGGCGTAGGGCATGGCGATCAGTCAGGCGGTCGTAGCGCCTGC